CTGAATGGATTCAAGGTAGCTTACACTGGATCTGCGAAATCAGTAACCATGGACCTGTATGTGAGAGGAGGAATGTAATCATGGCAAATGTGATTATCCAGGACGAAAGAAGACAGGCAGACATCGAGTATGTTGCCAAGAAGTACGGAATCGACACCAACAACCCGGCAATGAGAGAAGCCGCAGAAGTAACTGCGGTCAGAAGCCGTGAAGCAATGGAAATGGGAAGAACACAGAGGAGGTATTACTGATGAAGATTACACATTTACCGGAAGACGGAAAGAATTTCATTCCTTACGAGGTATCTGGAAAAACGATCGACTTTGACGATGGAGAGCTGATGTTCAATGTCTCAAAGAAAGAGCGTGACTATGAGGTTGTGATCGATATTTGCGAAGACTACACCGGTGGACTGGTGATGGGAGCCGATGCAGGTGACAAGTACGTTGCACAGATCATTATTCCTGCAAGGGAATATACAGAAGTAGAAAAAGAAAATCCGAACTATGATCCAGAGAATGAAGAGGGAACCGAACAGCCTACTATCAAAGAGCTGAAGCCGGTTCCTTTTTCTATGGATCGTTGCGAACTGAGATTATGGGAAAGAGAGGTCTAAATCATGGCAAATTTTGATGATATGAAGCTGGCAGTCGAGGCACTGTCCGGAGGAAAGAACACAGTTTTACTGGATGATCGTGGGATGCCGTCCATCATGGTTGCGTTTCCAAAATTCAAAATCTCAGATGTAATTGCCGGAGGAAGCGAGAACATCCATCCGGCATTTTCTGTAGGCGGTGCGGAAAAAGATGTTGTGTATGTCTCAAAATTCCAGAACATTGTAATGAATGACAGAGCATACTCACTTCCGTTTAAGGACCCGAAGACCGGCGTGAACTTCGACCAGTCCGTCAACTACTGCAGAAACAAAGGAACCGGATGGGGCCTGATGCCGTATTCCTTATGGAGCGCTATCGCTCTGTGGTGTAGAAAGAACGGCACTATGCCAAGAGGTAACAATAACTACGGCAGCGATCACGGATACCCACACGAGAAAGGGACACCGACTTACTACGATAGCAATAAGATCGCTCGTGTAGCAACCGGTTCTGGTCCTGATACATGGAGCCACAACTGGATGCCGGACGGAATCTTCGATCTGAATGGAAATGTATGGGAGTGGTGCGCTGGCATGAGACTTGTTGATGGAGAAATCCAGATCATTCCGTATGCGAACAGTATGATTTTGACAACCAGTATGGCGG